ATATAATTTTTGTTATAATTATATCCATTTTTGTCTCCGAAATTTGCTATAATGTTTCCATCACTTTCTGTTTCTATTTCTTTTCCTATCATTTCTGCTTCTTTTCTTAGTGCTATTGCCTTTATGTGAATTCCTTCTATTTTTGCTTCATATTTTTGCTGGATTTCTGTTAATTTTTTTTCTTTATATCTTTTTTCTTTATCTTGCAATTTTTTATCTAATATTGATTGGATTAAATTCACATCTCTGGCTAATGGCAGCTTGATTTTCTTTTTTATTGCTGGAGGATTTATCAAACTTTCAATTACTGCATTATCTTTTGATTTTTCTTCCAGTTTTTCTTTTGCTTTTTGGAGATTGTTCATGATCGTATTTTTTTATTGTTTTTATTAATGATTTATAATCTTCTTTTTGCTTCTTTATTTCTGCTTTTGAGCGATTTGGCCGGCTATAAATCCTATTTATTGTGCGATCTAGGATTTTTGCCAGTATTATATAATCTTTTTTTTGTTGAGTTTTTGCTTTTGCATCATATGACTTTGGACCTTTTTCAATTCTTGCGATTGCTCTTTCTATTACTTTTAGAATTTGTTTTATTTCTTTTTGGTTTGCATACATATTTTTTGTTTAGCATTTTGATTAATTCTTTTTGTACTCTTGTGCGATCTATGCTTATATCCAAAGATTGTACATTGCAGATATCATTATTTAGAACTTCTCTGATGTTTTTAGTCAATTGTGAAGTCATCTTCGCTTTCGTATGTAAAGTCTTCTTCATCTTCAAAATCTTTATTCTCTTCAGAGCCGCTTAATCCAAAAATGACATAATCATTTCCGTATTTCGTGACTTCAAAGCGATTGTAGATTGTATTTAATTCTTCATCACACGCTATTAAAATTCTTGCTTCTGGATCCATTTTTTCTAAGATTGGAATAATTTCTTTTATTTGCATGTTTTTAAGCCTCTTCGACTCCATTAATTTCATTTATTTTTAGATGCTTTATTACTTTATTTGTTCTTTTGTTCCATTCTTTTTGATATCTTCTTCTTGCCTCTTTGAAACATTCTATCTTTCCGCATAATGATTGCTTGCCTTTTGACAAAGGATTATTGCAAATTTTGCAGTATTTTGTGTTTTTTCTTTTTATTTTTACCTTTTTTCCTATTTTTTCTATAAGATCTTTTCTTGTTTCTGGTTGATAATCTCTCCATCTTAATGTATGGACGAATTGTGCTACTTCTTTAGGACTATCAAATATTATTTCTTCTCCTGATTTTAATGTGATTTTTATCATGTTATTTTATTTATTGAATTTTAATTTAAATTCGAACTCGATGCCTCTTTTTGCGAGTTCGTTTAAAATGCTATCATATGCAAGCATATCTTTTGTACCATAGCATTGTATTTTATAGATTGTTTCATAATAGCTCAATGCTTCTTCTTTGAGTTTTTTATTTGTCCAATCTTTAAAGAATTTGCTTTTATTATTTCTCCTCATTTTCTTTTATGATTAATTCTGCATTTACCCAATCTTCTCCGTCTATTCTGACAATATATTTAGATTTTAAGCTTCCTTCTTCTGTTCCTTTGACGGCTTCAGAGCATAAATATTCAGCTCCTCCGTCTGTTTTGTGATAATATAGTTTCATTTAATTTTACCAGTTGGATTGATAATATATATTTCCACCTGGATTATTAATTATTTCTTCGCAGATTTCTTTTGTATGTTTTATATCATTAAAATAGTGATTATCATAATCTGTGCTTCCAAAGAAGAATCCATTTTCTGTTGGTAGATATTTGTAAGCATTTGACTTGAATAAAAGCACTTTTTTGCAGAGCTTGAGCAATTTTTCTATTTGTTCATAACTCACTTGATATTCTTTGCAATCATCTTCTCCATTTTGGATATTTTCAACAAACCATTTGTGGATTGCATTAGCCTTGCGCCAATAGCCTATTTCTTCTGATATTTCTGAGATTCTTTCTTTTCTTATTATGTGGGCGATTGGAAATGTGACAGATTTTGATTCTTTTGGTAAGATTACATCTACCATTTCAGCCGGTTCTCGATGCTTATTTCCCACATATGTTTTTCTTGTTAGAAACATATCTAGTCCCATGATTTTAGTAGAATATTAATATTATTGCTCCTAAAATTGCCATTATTGTGCCTATAATTCTCCATTTTATTTTTTCTTTATCGTTTAGTGCTATTGTTATTCCTGCATATAAATCGAATAGCCAAATTGTTTTTAGTATTATTTCGCTAATCCAAATTGCGTTTGACATTGTTTCGTTATACATAGTTTTTTATTTTTAACAAAAAAACTCAACTTTTTGAGTTGGGTAAATTTGATTTTATTGATTTATCCTGCAATGAAACAATTTGTCATTGTTTCTGCATTATTTAATATGTATATTGCTATTATCCACATTATGATTATTGAAGTCCAGAAGAATATTTCAACAAATGTTCTATATTTCATTGATTTTAGACAAAAAAAATCTGCATATTGTTAGTATGCAGATTAGTTTAATTATATTGATTATTTTTCTTCTGGTTGATTGGCATCTTTCCATTCTTGCGCTTTCTTTTTGCTATTTTCTATAATTTCATTAGCTTCTGCTTCTGGGCGTTTGATACTGACTGAGAAGTCTGGGTCATTTATGCCATTTCTTTTGTTGTTTGGGAATAGGAATAGACGTTCATTTGCTTTTACTTCTATTGGTTTGATTAAGTTCCTGTCTGTTCTGAATGACATATCTCCAAGCATATAAGATTGGTTTGGTTCAAAAGTCATATCTGTGGGGACTGTGAATGTTGCTGGTCTTATTTCTTTACTCCCATTTAGCCATATTTTACCTATGATGGCTGATTTTAATGTTGTTATTGTGTTGTTCATGTTTTTATGTTGTTTAGATTAATATTGTTTGACTTGCTGGTGGAGAGACAGAAGCTATAATTGTAGTGAGGAAGTTTCTGTCTCGGCTATAAAAGCCTTTCCCTCCATCAGCAAGTCATTGAGTTATTGGTACGATACTCAATTCATAAACGCTTTATCTGCACAAGGCAGAAATTAGAGTCTTTTTATACGATGGCTCTTAGAACGCTTGACCGCTACAAGAGCAGGAATTATCTATATTACTACTTAACTGACTGAACTTACTGAACTGCGCTAATCCCTGCACTGGCAAAATGTGTGTCTGTGCTGGGACAGGCGCAATATATTCGTTTGTCTGTACTTTTTTAGTTTAGGAAACCAGTTGGAAACTGATTTCGCTGCTCATTGTACATCACAATTAAAGATTTGTCAACCTGCTCACCTAGATGAGAAGCGCATCTATGAGCCAAATCTCTGTTGCCAGAGCAGACAAATCTAACTCCCTTCTCAACGACGTTGGTCTGGGTACGGATTTATTCGTCGACCTTACCGTATCTGAACCAACTATCAAGTTGTAAACTGACACTCGAGCGACTGAACTCGGCTCACCACTTGCTCGAGAGTTTCTCCTACGACTCCTGCGGACACGAGCGTTCTTACGTCATCTACCAGGGTATATACCTTGTGAGAGCGGTACATTGTCCTGCCTCCTACCTCTATTTTGTCTACTATCATTGTTCTATGCCATAGATTTCGTTCATCACTTCATCCTTGATGTGATGCACTTTGTCAATGACACTGTTAAGATTATTAGCTTCTACTCCAGAACTGAGCAAAACTCTCTGTCCGTTGATACGGGCATAGACAGCACTACTGCGGAATAGTACAGGAGCGCCATGCTCGTCACGCTTTATAACCTCTATGTCTATGTGCATGATAATAAAAATTAATAATAATCAATGATCCAGTTGTAAGTATGCAGATCGGGGTGGGGGTGATTCGGGAAGGGACGTTAGGAGAGCAAGGGATGTTAGGAAAGGAACTCTCACGGAAGTTTTTTTACTTTTTATAAATGGGTCCTCTTCCAGAACTGTAGGGGGTCACAGTGTAATTTAAAAGCCCCGTATTGCCTACTATCTTGGCTTCTACGGGGCTTTTGCCTTGTATCTATGGTTTATATCATCCTCGATCTTATATGGCTTTTAAATGAGATATTTCACTTTTTCTTAGCTTGAACTTAACCCTGTCTGTTTAGCTATACGCTGAAGGTCTCTCTGCTTTTTTAAAAATTTGTAATAAGAGCTTTTTAAGATTGCTTTTTTAGCTTTATCTATACCAGGGCCGCCCCTACCGTCTGTAGAAGCTTTTATCATTGTCTGCAATAAATTTTTTCTAGATTTTTTCATCTTAGCCCTTGCAACTTGGATGTACGATTGATGTCATGATTATAACTGTTGTTATAAGAACAATATCTAACAGTCCAATCGCTATTAATAATTCTTGATTTGTCATTTTTAAAAGTAAGGGGGGCTATATCTCTTGTGCAACGAGTTGGGAAACTACGGCGTTGCAGGCAATCGATATGGCCGCCCCCTTTTGCTAAGGAGAATCGTCCTCGATGGAGAACCTTATGGTTACTTTTTTCTTTGACATTTGCACTTGACCAAGTGCAATACTGATGAAGGTGCGAGCTTCATCAACGCTGTCAACGTCCCTTCCATCGATTAGGGCGAACCATTTGTGGCTCAGATTGGGCATTGGTATGACCATCGCCGTTTCCGTTGCCACAGGTGGCTGTTGTAGAGTCGTGGCCATTGCCATTTCTCCCTTCATTGATTCCGGCTGCATCTACCTCTAGCAAGAGATGGATGCAGTGACAGTGTAGTGTGTGTGTCTGTCCCTTTCTTCGGACTGTGAGTTTGCCTCCTTGACGGAAACAATGATCTACCACCTTCCTTGGGGCGATGACACAGTTGTGCTTTGCACACATTGCTCTTAGCATACGGACTACCTCCTTTCGCTTGAACTGAAAAGAACTCTTGGTTATTTTATTAAGAAATCTACTGTTTTATAATTTATGATAATTGATCGCAATGGATTAATATCATATTCTATCGACATGTCTAGGTGATAAGTTCCTCCTGGAATAAATGTCGGTATTGTTAAATCGTTAATATTTATTGTATGACATCCTATTGGAAGGTTGCCCTTGATTGGTTCATACGTCATCCTAAATCCATCTACGAGAGCCCTTAATGAATTACCAGATATGGTTTTTGTTTTGCAATAATTTAGGGTATATGTGATCCTATCTCCAGGAGAATAGGATGTTTTATCTACAGAAATCTTTTGTGAATTTTCAATAGTTAAAATATTATTTGGCCAAAATTCCCAATATCCTAAAAGGATTAGGAATCCAAAGGAAATTGTAAAAGTCAAGCTAGCTAAACACGAAAATAAAAAATTTTTATTCATTTTAATTTAATGTGATTTAATGTGAATTTATTATTACTAATGATATTATGGCTCCTACGACGGCTGTTAGGATTAGGGCTATTAATCCAAAAACTACTTTTTCAACAATTTTCATTGCATATCTTGCATCTGAAACTTCTCGTTCTTTGCAAAGTTTTTCATTGAGAAGAATTGCATCCTCCAGTTGCTCTTTTGTTTTTTCTGAAGACATTTGAATTTTATTATTATTTATATACTTCTACTTTACATTAGTCCTATGTCTTTAGCACTTGACAAAAAGAGAGGGTGGGAGTAAGATGGATATAGGATAGTTATCTCCATGAGGGGGATGACAAAGACCACCGGTTACGTAGCAACGCTGGCTTCCCTTTATGGGATGTCTGTCCCCCATATAGAGATAATCATTTATAAATTTATGAAAGAACTTGAACTAGATTGCAAAATATGGGAAGGCGCTCACAAGTGGGCGGAGGCTGCTATAAAAGGCAACTGGAAGGTCAACAAAAAATCTGACTTCCTGGATTCTTGTGAGCTAGCTTCGAGCATTCATTCTTTCATCTGTAAAGAGTTGAAAATTGGATGGTTCGGCAAAAATAATCTTGTACACCCTAAAATGAAAAAAACAAAAATACAAAAGTGTATAATCTGTGGAAAACCGATGAAACCTGACAAAAAGTCCCTGAATTATACAACGAAAAAATGGGACGGCCACACCTACTTCCCGTGCAATTGCTCAGGGAAAGTAGAAAAAGGCCTGAGGATAAGCATCGGATAAATTCATGAACAAAGCAGAAAGGTTGGCACGCACCAACAAAATTATAAATAAGCGCTGGAAATTATTAATGTCCTGGATGCGCCCTTTGGGATCTGAAACAAAAGAAGAAGCCAGGGCCAAGCAAACGATGGTAAAACACCGGCTGCATAAGTATAATCTTGCCTGTAGTTGCTCTATGTGCAGACCCCCAAAGTGGAAAGACAGGGGCAACTATAAGAAAAGAAAACTAGAACTATGATTCAAACAGGAAAAATTTACGGGATATTCCCAGTCAAAATTATAAACAACGAACCGAATTTGTATGATTGTTTTATAAATAATCATTTCATGTGGCTGTTCAAAATCCTCTGTGAAATAGAGGGGTTAGCTTCAGCTTTTGTAGGAGTAGACCATATGTTTATAATCAAAATAGATAAAGTTAAAAAATCTAAAAAGAAAAAAGTATGTTTAAAGAAATAAAATATTTTATCCAGAGAGGGATCAGGGGATATTCCGACAGGGATCTCTGGGATTTGGGAGACCATTTCATGGTTATGATTCCTCCATCGATAAGGCACCTGGCAAAGCATGCTAGTGGATGCCCGGGCGATTTATGGGACAAGGAGGCCGTTAATAATGAGTGTCACAAGTGGAATGAGATTCTAGAAGAGATAGCTCAAGGATTTGAAGCAGCTGAACAGATAAAAAATATGAGGAGATATTGTAAGTGGATGAAAACCCCTGATGGAACGTACGATTACGAGCTGGAGAAAGAGAAAGACAAGCAGCTAGCTGCGAAATACGACAGGGGTATGGAGCTATTCGCCAAATATTTCTTGAATCTCTGGGATTAAAAATAAAAGTTCACGAACCAATCGTGATAAAATAATATGATCAACTATAACAAGCAACAAGCAAAAGAATTCCTGCGCCAATCGAATTTGATTGAAGACGTTACAGCAGAATACGCTCACGAGGATGCATTAAAGGCGTGGAAATATATTGTTAAAAAAGAAACATTAACTGTTAATGATGTTTTGCATGTACACAAACTTTTAATGGCTAGATTCAATCCCAGAATTGCAGGTAAATTTAGAGATTGCGATGTTTGGATTGGTGGGCAGCAAAAGAAATTTATAAGTACTGAGATTTTGAAAGATCAATTAAAAAATGTTTTGTCTGGGATTGATTCTACTTTTGGGGCGAACTTTGACAAGGATGAAATGGCAAAAAATTGTCATAAGATGTTCGAAAATTGGCACGGTTTTGAGGACGGAAATGGAAGAGTAGGAAGAATTATTTATAATTGGCATCGCCTCAAATTAGATCTCCCTATTCACATTATCCACGTTGGTCAGGAACAGTATAGTTACTATTCTTGGTTTAAAAAATAAAATGTCAAAAGTTAAAAAGGCTTATTATAGGTGTACAATCTGCAAGAAAGATATAACTGGGGTGGATAAATGGATTGAGAACTTGGTCTTTTGCGTGAAGTGCTTTCGGGCCGTTGACAAAGAAGTACAACAAAAGAAGAAGGAAAAATTGAAAAATTGGTACAGGTCAGATATGACAGATGATGAATATTATCATTCTGTGTTTGATTTGTTCTGTTGAAATGATAACTTACAAAGAAATAAAACCTTATATAGAGAAAAAATTAGTCTCTGAAAATATACATCCAGAAGATCCGGATGTGTATATATTTAATTATACACAGCGTGCTCAATTTGAAAAAGCTTGGGACGAAGTAACCATGCAGTGCCGGGGGTTAATAATAAACGTCAAGACCGGAGAAATATTAGCTAGGCCATTTAAAAAATTTTTCAATTATGAAGAATATATTGCTAATGGATGGAAAATTCCGGAAGAGAAACCAATCGTCACTAAAAAATATGATGGTTCTTTGGGAATACTTTATAGATTGAACGGTAAGCCATGGGTAGCAACCCGTGGGGCGTTTACTTCAGACCAAGCTGTCTGGGCGACAAAATGGTACAGGGAAAATATAGGTATTATGCCTCCGGCTGGTGAAACGGTTTTGGTAGAAGTAATTTATCCTAAAAATCGTATTGTTGTTAATTATGATTTTTCCGGCCTGGTATTTCTCGCATCGATAGACATAAAAACAGGAGAACAGTTGCCTAAAAAGGGTATGAATTTTATGCCAAAGCTCATAGAGGTCGAAAGGATAAATTCTGATAATTTTACTGATCTAGCAAAACTAGACATTCCCAATTCGGAAGGATTTGTGATTTATTTTCCTAAGTCAGAAACTAGAATGAAGATAAAATTTCCAGAGTATGTAAGACTGCATAAATTAATTACTGGAGTTTCTGAGATTGCAATTTGGGAACATATGATGGAAGGGAAGACACTTGACGATTTGCTTGATAAGGTTCCTGATGAATTTTTCCAGTGGGTCAAGGAAGTTGAGAGAAAACTAAGGATAGAATTCAACAAGTTGTGGATAAGGGTATCTAATGTTGAAAAAAATATCAGAAGGTTGCCAACTAGGAAAGAAAAGGCCATAATGATTATGAAGCATGCGAAGAACGTTTCGGGCCCAATATTTTCTTTGATGGACGGGCACGAAAAAAAAGCAAAAGAATCCGTGTGGAAGATGGTCAGACCCCACGGCAATAGTCAGTTTAAAATGGATATGGATTTATGAGTGAAAAATCAGAAAAAAGAAGATTGATGCGTCTTTCATGGTTCTCCGGTGGAGACAAGAACGAGACACTAAAAAAGGATGGGTTTATTTTTTTTAAGCATTGGCATGGAGATAGGAAAGTTTGGGTTGTTGACCAGTTTACCCCAGAAAGCTATCAACGCATGAAACAGATAGGAGGGGAATATCTAAAAAGGCAAGAAGAAATAAAAATGAAAGAAGCTTCTGAGGAGTTAGTTAAAAAATATATTGAAGAATAAAAGATATGAGAATTGCGTTTGATATTGATGGTACAATTTGGAAGGTGAGCGACAACAGGAAAAGCCAGGTCCCAGACTATGATTTAATTCAGGTCTTGCGCTGGTTTTACAACAACGGAGATACCGTGCTGGTTTGGTCTGCAGGAGGAACTGACTACGCCCAACAGATTGTGGACAAACTTGGCCTGACAGAGATGGTAAGAGTGATTGCGAAAGCAGCTGCTGACGATACAAGGCCAGCCATTGATTTAACATTTGACGACGAAACAATTACAAACGGGAAGGTCAATGTCAAAGTTACAAGACCAGACTACAACCATCCGAGCCCCAGATAATATCAGGGTGTGTTGTAGCGGTAGCATGTGCGCCTTGGAAGCGCCCGGTGGACGTCCAACTCGTCCCACCCTGACACTATTCCAGGATCTTATTGACGGTAACAAAAAGAACAATGACCCGGATAATTTAGTTTTGATCACAAGGCGAAAACATTCTGCTGAACATAGTAGAAAATATAATCCAGTATGTATTGTTCCTGGTTGTGGGGAGAAACATTTTAGTAAAGGATATTGCCAGAGACATATCTGGCAAATTAGGAGGCATGGAAAAATAATTAATATAAAAAAAGATGAGTAAACTTATAATAGCAAAAGGACTCCCGGGATCTGGAAAATCTACGATCTCGCAAGGTAGGATTCTTGCAGATGGTAACACTATCCGTATCAATAAAGATTTGCTCCGAAAAATGATGCACTTTGGTAAATTTTCTGGCCCAAACGAGTCACTGACCAGGGACGCTGCCCGTGAACTTGCAAAATTATTTATTGGTAAGGGAGTTAATGTAATAATTGACGACACAAATCTTAATCCCGGTACGATGCAATCATGGAAAGACCTTGCTGAAAGATTGGAAGTTAAGGTTGAAATTATGGACTTAACTGATGTTCCAATCGAGGACTGCATAGCTAGAGACTTGGGGCGTGAAGAATCCGTTGGATCTATAGTGATAAAAAACATGGCTATTAAGGCCGGTATAAAAAAGTTTGAGAAAGATAGCGTGTGCCTAATTGATATTGATGGGACCATCGCTGATATAACGCACAGGCTCCATTTTGTCAAGCCTGGAAAGGGGCATAAAAAAGACTGGAAGGGGTTTTTTGAGTCGATGGACGAGGACGAGGTTCGGGAAGATGTGAAAAAAGATGTGATGAAATTATTCAATGAGGGTAAAACTATTATTTTTATGTCTGGACGCCCAGAGAAATACCGTGAATTCACGCAAAGATGGCTAGCTAGGAATTTTTTGAATATTTATTATACTATCATAATGAGAAAGAGTACTGATAAGAGACAGGATGATGAAACAAAAAGAGATTTATTTAATGAATATTTTCCAGATAAGAGTGTAATACATGTGGTATATGATGACAGGCCCCGTGTGCTCCGTGTTTGGCGAGAACTTGGATTAAATGTGGTGGATGTAGGAAAAGGTGTTGAATTCTAGCAAAAAAGCCCAGGGTCGACTCTGGGCTTTTTAATTCCTTGAAACATGACCAGACGGTTAATTAATTAATTTTTAGGCGGTTTGCAGTAATTTCCCGGGAACGCCTGAGGGGCTACATAAAGTGGCTCCTTTTTGAAACAAATTCCCGTCTTTTCTAACTCTTCACGAGTGTTGTAATATATCTCGAATACAGCATCTGTGTAGCTTTTTCTTTCGAATTCTACTGATGTTACCTCGCTGTGTTTTTGCTCTCCGAATCCTGTGCCCAATGCTTGAGATGGTGCACTTCCTGAACAGTTCGTCACTGACATAACTTGGTCTGTGTTTTTGGCAGATAAATTATAATTATTCCCGGATTGCACAGAAAACATTTTTAAATTATCTCCGGATATTCCGCTTGTTGGAGTTGATAAGTCTAGGTAGTTTGTGCATGTTCCTGTGCCTTGAAATGGATTTACAGTTATCGTCGGATAGCAGTGAGGACAGTAACATTGTGTATATGTGTATATTGGGGCATGATATACCTCATCAAAAACTGCCACTCCAATTAACCCAAGATTATTTCCTTTGTCCATTTTTTTTCTGTAGGATCCTTCTGGAGATGAGAAATAAAATTCTGCCACTTCTTTGTCGCTGGTTCTCCATCCATCTATTGTGATGGAGCTATAACCTTGGACAATATATCCACTGGATTTATAGCTTCCTTCTTCTCCATTCATAACTGACAATCCATCAATTGTAGGAACGAATAGTTTTCTGGAATAAGAATTATTTCTTAATTTTATTGAGAATCGTGTTCCTTCTCTGCCTTCGATGTAGGTTTTACCATCGTGGAAAAATTCCTTAGCTGGTTTGCCGTTGATGAGTATTTCTACTTCATAAGATGATTTTAACATATTTTTTGCGTGAGATTTCGTGCACACTCAACGTGTGACTTCGACTCAAACATATGTCTGGCCATGTTTCAAAGAACTAATTTAATTTAATAGTATCATAGTACCAAAAGGGGGCTTGACAAAAGGAAACAATGGGAATATACTTAAAACATAATTAGTATTTACATTTATGGTGTGGCTGAGAATCTCCTTTTTGCCGGAGACAAAGCACGCTTGAAAGCCATTAGGGGTGAGTAGGGTGGTCATGCGGACACATCAATTATGACTTACGGCAAAGAAGTGGCAGCAAATAAACTGGATTCTGCCAATGGGATAAAGGGAGATAGTTGTACCTCGAGACACAACTATTGAACTCCATTTTGAGCAAAGACCTTCATCTTGGAGGGAGCTCCGAGTGTATAGCGTGGGCGTTATACTTCGCAAAAATAAAAGCTGATCAAGATACGCATGTGCGAGTACATAGTAATCTCGCCGCCATAAATGTGAATATTAAAAATGCCTCACGTTCCACCAATCGATCTTAGAGAACTGTTGAAGAATGGGATTCTCAATGAGGATCGATTTTTTCGTTTACTTAGCGAACAGAATAATTATGTAGACCCAAAAACGGTTAAAGATTTTTACATGGGGCTCGTAAGGCTGGTGACTGCAGAACTCAAAGAGAACGGAGTATGCCGGCTCCCACATATGGGTGATATGGCACTAATAAAAACAAAAGACCATCTTGGTTGGGCCGGTCAATTCCAAAGAATAATAACAGGTAAATATGTACTTAAATTTTACCCCAAAGAAGCATGGCGGAAATATTTCTCAAAGTTGGAGAAGAAGTCTGGGAGAGAGGGGAAACTCGATCCTCGTGAAAAAGTTTTAGGCCAAAATTTAGAATAATTTGTGGGACGGTGATATTGTTAGTTATATGACTACTAATATCAATGATGTCCCAGGTATAGAAAATCAAATAACTAGGTTAAAGGACCAGGCCAGCACTTACCAAAGCGCCTTGAATTCTTCGCCTACGGCTCTTGGTGGAAGTGGAACTCCCACTTCTTTTGATATAAAAAATCAAGAATCTCTCCAGTCCTTGCAGAAGCAAATTCAGAACCTCACTGACCAAAAGTTGAAGACTCAATGGTATGGGACGGATAAGACTACCAATGCTACAACGGAGGGACAAGAACCGGCACGTGGGTTAATCGGGAGCACCTTGGATTATTTGGCTAGGCCCCTTTATGGAGTTGTTGGGGCTACAAAACATATTATCGGACAGGGAAGTGGATCTTTATATCAGGATGTTGCTGATAATATGGTGAGAAACAAAAATACCTTTGGGGATGTTTTGAAGACATCTGGAGTCCCATGGGCAGTATCTGCCCCGCTTGGTTTTGCTTTAGATGTTGGAATGGATCCTATCAATTGGCTAACAATGGGGTCATCAGCAATCGTTCCTAGATTAGCAACAGGACTTATAAAAGGGATTGATACCGGAGAGGGGGCTATTCGTGGACTTTCTGTCGCTGCAAAATCTGGATTGATGGAAAAAGCAAACACCGTTGGTAGATTTGTTCCATTTTTGAGAAAGACAGAATTGATGTCTAAGTTCGGAGAAAGCACTTTAGCTGCTACTGATGCTTTTGAAACACTGACAGGAAGAACGGCTGCTAAAATAGTTACAGAACGTGGAATGGGTGTGGGATCATTTAGAATAGGATTAGGAGAAGTTATCAATAAGGTTGCAGATGCAATTCCTGGGGGACAAAAAGTTCTTCAAAATTTTGTATATGATCCATCAGAATGGGTTAGGCAGGCGAGAATAAAAGATGTTATGCAAGAATCTCTTGGTTCTGGAGTTGACCTGAAGAATGTAGTTAATGCTAGTATCAAGGGAGAAGATATCAAACCAATGCTTCAAGAAGCAGCCGAAAAAGTAAAAGCCCAAATGGCGAAAACACCCGTAGGACCTCCTTTAGAAATAAATATTGATGCAGGAAACAAACTTGCTACATCAAAAGAGGTTGATCAGTTTACGTCCAAACTTAGGGCTGCCGGGATTGATAAAAAGGTTTCAGAAGCTGCCCCAGGAATAGTGAAAGGAGTTGATGACGCTTCTTCGATATTAAAAAATCCAACTCCATATATTTCTGGCGATCCAATGGAAAATGCCTTGAGAATAGCTAATGAACGAGTTGGAGGAGAGGGGATAACTTTAGATGATGTAGCTAAAATGGTAAATTCTGGAGCTCTTGACGAAACTGGCGTGAAGTGGTTTGACAAAATGAATAAGGCTATTAGAGGATTTGAACTGAAGATTGGTAAAAGCAGTAATGAGGCCGTAAAAATAGGAAAAGCTGTCATGGACAAATATGATCAGGCCATGGGGATTTTCCGTGTGGCAAAAGTTGGAGCTTCACCCACGGCTTATGTTAACAACGTTGTTGGAAATGTTGCTATGTATCATATGGTTACTGGGGGGGTAGATACTATTTATCTTGAGAGGGTTAAGCAATCTTGGAATCTATACAGAAATAAAACTGGAGCAGCATCATTGATAGATGATCTTCTGATGAACGCTGGTAGGGCGATGGGGAATGAAAATGCTATAAAGGACGCACTTGGAGAAATGAAAACGGCTGCTAGGGGTACATTTGGAAGTTTAGATTTTGCAAATGCTAAATATAATGCTGAGAAAGTTTTGACTGCTGCCAGGGACGCTGGCATAGTACCTGCTACTGTAAAAGCAGAAGATATTGCAACGGATCTCCAAAAAGCTCTTGAAGAAGTTTCTCAGGTCCAAATGAGGGCGGGGACTCAACCTGTTAGAAGTTTATTGGCGGAAGGAAAGAACGTTACACGTGGCGATATTGGAACTGGAATGTTGACAAATGAAATGTTCAATTCTACGGCCACGGCTCAAATGTTTGATTATATTTCGAAAAAGGCAGCGGCTGATACGTCAAAACTATCAGTATGGAAATTGCTAGATTCGACATTGAATAAAATGTCATCTAAATATGAGACCATCGATCAAACATTTAAGATGGCTACTTTTTTGAGAGCCACAGTTGATGGTTTTTCACTAGCTCAGTTGAGAAATATGAGGAGTATTATTGATATCAATCCAGAAGAGTTGATGAGGTATGCTAAGAACGGAAAGTATTTATATAGACTTGCTCCTAGAACAGCTCTTGAGTTGGCTAACACTGCTCACTTAAATTATAATGCCATGCCGGCGGCTATCCGTGTCATGAGAAATCTACCGCTACTTGGATCCCCTTTTGTTTCTTTTATGTATGGAATGACATTAAGGACTGCCCAGACACTGGCATATAATCCGTCTGCCTTTAATAAGGTCACATTTGCGATGAACGATTTCGGAGGGACAAAAACTCCTTTAGAGAAAAAGGCCCTAAGCACAGATTTCTATTCATATTTAAAGCAGCCAGGTATGTTCCGAATGCCAGGAGGATTTTTTGATAAGAATCCAATTTATTTAAATTTGACAAATGTTATACCTTACTATTCTTTAAACATGTTTAACCCGAACCAGACCAAATATTCGGGTGGCTCAGTTGGCGAAAAGATAGCTCAAGCTGTCCAGCAATCCCCAATAATGAAAGACCCAGTTGGTAGCACAATTTTTGATTATATGATTCAGCCTTTGATTTTGGGATCGGCCATTGCTCCCCAGGGTCAATTCGGACAACCGTTGTATCCGTTGGATGCGGGAGGGTTCACAAAAGCAGCTTATGGGTTGAGGTCATTGGGAGAAGCGTATATGCCAAACATAGCATCTTATGCTGGATTGCTAACTCCAGATGCAATGGCTGAATATATCCCTAGTTACAGATGGAGACAGTTATCTCAGGCGAAAGTCGGAAAGAATCAACTTGGAATCTCCAGCAAAGAACCTGCTGTTTCAAGAACATTGAGAGCAGTTTTGCAAACAACTGGAATCCCGGTTCAGGCCCCAGTTAATACTACGTTTAGTCAAAAAAGTAATCCGTAAAAAAGGACTGTGATAATATTAAATAAAAAAAATATGATAGATCAAACACAAGGACAGCCAGGGGGCGAATCTCAGCCAATACCGCAAATCCCTCCAACAGATCCGTCTCAACTGCAGCCAGTTGGTGGAGCCCCTCAAGGAGCGCCCGCAGTCGAGTCTGATCAGCCGGTTTCTGAAGAACAGAAACAGGAACTATTAGATATGATAAATCAGATAAGGCAAAAATTGGGATCCTTTAACGCAATGAAATTTGCTTCCAACAATAAAACTGAGAGTGTAAGAAGAGACTTGCTCCAACAGGTTTTCCAGAAATTGCAGTTAGCTGGAGTTGATTTGACCGATCCTCAATCTGTTAATTCTTTTATTCAAAATTTGCAACAAACAAATCCGGAGCTTGCTACGATGTTCGAGAAAGCAATGGATATGTTGTTGGGCGGTCAGCAGGGGGCTGATTTTGCTACTCCACAAGATCCAACTCAATCAATGGATCTAAATATTCCCCCTCAAAATATGAATAATCCAAATCAAAATGAACAAACAACTCAAGATATACCCCAGGGTTAGTGAGCCGGTTGCGCACACTTTCGCTCCTGGGCAAATAGAAAAAATAGGCGCTGAGGGAATGCCATTATCAGAATTAGTGACATTGACTAGGGCTTTTTATATAGACACTTATGCCAAACTTTTCGACATGATGGTTAAGGAGATTTGGCTTGAGCAAAAATTTGTTTATAACAAAAAAAAGAGGGCTAGAAGGTTTGGGAACGGTCATGGGGTGGAATTAGCTTTCAACTTTTTCATGACAGGCATGGTCGGGATGAGTCAAAAATTTCTAACTCATGATTCTCTGACATCTTTTTTGACCAACTATGTCAGTGATCTTTTCCCAGAGTTCATGAGCAGAAATCCATTCACAGAACCAGAATATTTTAAATACCCATATAAACATGTCACGATTGATTTTCTCTATGTCGTGAGAGATCACCACGAAAGGATGGAATTGCTTGATTATGCAGAAGAGAAGAAGATGACTATTAGGGAATTTATTGAATTTGTTGCTAACCAAATATATGGATACAATGCAGAGGTTGGGAAAAATATATATGAACTTTGTAGAGATAGAGACTTTTTAGTATATGCAAGAAAAGTAAAAGACAATGACTGATGAAACAAAAAAAATAAGGCTCAGGCCGGTAGTTTACACCACGAGTTATTTCAAGCGTGGTGCGCAAAACACAGCTCAACAAATGTTTCTATTGAAGGCTCTTCAGGTGACTCAAGATCCAAAGAAGTTAAAGCAGATGATAGGGGTCAAAACTGTGGCAGAGGTGTATAGGACACTGGACAAATTGGCTATGAGAAAGGAATATCATAGTGCTTTAGCACGAGCTGGAATATCTTTTGATTTTATAGTTAATGGGATAAAAGATATAGCTACATCGGGATTTAAAGACGGGGACAGATTGAAGGCTTACCAAACGTTGTTGAAATCTGTTGGTCTAGAAAAATATGATTCAGAATCAGCTGGTGTTTCAGGTACTTGGGAAGAGGAACTTCTCAAGAGCATAGAAGCTCAAAAATCGAAAGAGCTTAGCTCCCCTACCCCAAGCGAGCCCGAAAAATACGATGTAAAATTTCCTGAGGTTCCAGAGTCAGCACGCAAGGCAAAAGAAGAGGAAGCAGAAATGACTTCTTCAATATATGAAAATAAAAAATAAAAACTATGGATACAACGGTACCGATAGAAAAACTTCTAGATCCGAAGTTCTACTTAGAGTCATTCACCAAAATAAAGGGGAAGACACCGGGATTGATCCCCTTCATTCTCAATGAAGCGCAGAAGGATCTGTTCAATTCTTTAAATACACATTCTCGAGTTATCATTTTAAAAGCCAGGCAGATTGGATTTTCATCAGCTATCACCGGCTATCTTTATCATAAAACTATAACAACTCCTGGGACAAACACCGCCCTTATCGGGTACAACTCTGACTTAACGGCAGAGCTTCTTGATAAGGTCAAAACTTTTTACAGGACGACTCCGGCCTCAATTAGGCCTCAAATTTTATATAACTCGAAATACGAGATATCATTCCCGGCAATAGATTCGAAAATTCTTGTGCTTCCTTCCAGCGAAAACGTGGGCAGGGGTTACACTCTTCATAATGTGTTATTGACAGAGTTGGCTTTCTGGGAGAAGGCAGAAGAAAAAATGCTTGCTATAGAAAACGCCGTTCCTAAGGACGGGAAGATTATCATTGAGAGCACGCCTAATGCCATTGGTAATTTGTACCATAGGATGTGGATGGCAGATAACGGATATGACAAAAAGCAATATGGGTGGTGGTGGCACTACACAGAAGAGGAAATTGAAATTCTCAGAAGGAGGATCAATAACCCAATGCGGTTTGCGCAAGAATATGGGTTGGAGTTTCTTTCTTCTGGTCGTCCAGTGTTCCCATCAGAACTTATCAAGAGGTTGCGAAAGGGTATATATCATGTTGGTCAAAAGGTAAAAGATGAATATGGTACAGAGTTTACAGTGTCACAGGATGAAGACGGAACTGTAACTTACTTTCCTCCAAAGCCAGGGAGGATTTACGTTTTGGGCGCTGACGTTGCTGAGGGAGTAACTGGTGGAGATTTGTCTGTCATGACCATATTCGACCGTGAGACAGGTGACGAAGTAGCCTTTTGGAGAGGATACATGCCCCCGGACAAGTTTGGTAATTTTTTAGATAAAAAAGGAAGGGAATACAACGATGCTCTTGCGGTGATAGAAATAAACAACCATGGATTAACCACTGTGACCGCCATGAAAAATAAGATGTATCCGCAGATTTATTTCAGACCGGTCGTTAAAATGGACACAATGGGACAAAAATTCAGCGATAGAATGGGTTGGAAGACCACAAAAGTGACAAGACCGCTCATGATTGACGATTTGAGGGAGGCTTTATCGGATGGAAGCTACAAAATCCACACAGAAAACACGTTAGATGAGATGTTGACCTTCGTTTTTGACGATGGAGGCAACATGATTTCGCAAAGTTCCTTCCATGATGACTGTATTTTCGCTTCAGCCATCTGTTTTCAAGGGTTTAAGGTCATGTATAAGGGAAAATTAGAGCAAATTGATTACGAGAAGGAGTTACCACAATCTTTTTCATATTAGGGGGTTTGACAACGGGATATATATTATGTTAGGATTATAGTATGCCTACAATATATAAGAGAAATTGTGATAGATGTAAAAATTTTTATGTTGGGGAAGGGAGGATGTATTGTTCTCGTTTCTGTGCTGATAAATCTAATGGAGAAAAAATAAGGGGTGAAAATCATCCTATGTGGGGTAAAAAACATAAAAAATCATCTTTGGAAAAGATGAGTGAGAAAACTAGAGGAGAAAATAACCCGATGTTCGGACTAAGAGGGAACAAGCACCCCGCATTTGGTAAACACTGGAAAGTATTTGGTAGAATCGGAAAGAAAGGGAAAGATAATCCATTGTGGGGAAGGAAACAGGGCAAGCATCAATGCATTGTCATGAGTAGAAAACATGCAGGGAAAAAAAATCCTATGTTCGGTAGAAAAGGAGAACTTGCACCCAACTGGAGAGGTGGAACAACTCCGCTTAAAAAAATTATTCGTAATTCTCCACAATATATAGTCTGGAGGGATAAGGTTTTCAAAAGAGACAAATGGAAGTGTCAGAAATGTTCTAAAGTAGGTGGAAAATTGCATGTGCACCATATAAAAACTTTTTCTTTAATTTTAAAAGAAGAAAAGATTAAGTGTTTTACTGATATTCTGCCGGGAAGTGAACTTTGGAATGTCAAAAATGGATATACTATGTGTGTTTTATGTCATAAAAATACAGAAAGTTATGGTTGGAAGTCATATAATATAGAAAAAGGGTATAAAATAACAGAAAAATGTTGAAATTTTTGATAAACTAAAATAAAAAAGGTACTAATGTAAGATAATAGTATATAAAACTATTATTTTTTTTACAAAAATGTCACAAAGACCAGGTTATATCTATTCTGCTTCGAATTTTGGTCCGAAAGAGGTCGAGCTACAAAGGCTCTTTCGCCTGCAACGAGATGATGCGAGAAACTATTTCTTAACAATCATTAAACCTAGATTAGATCGTTCGTATAAACTTTATATTGCTTATGGTGGTGATCGTCAACGTGAGCTGAAACGATGGCAGTCGAACGTTCAAATTCCGTATATTCAAGCTGCAGTTGAGACTATGGTCCCTCGTATCGTAGATGCTAGACCAGAGTTTACGGTTCTTGGCAGAAATGAAGATGACCAGATGAGGGCCGAAAAACAGCAGAAGCTTATGGATTTCTTCTGGGAGATGGCCGGAATGGATGCCACAACGGAAGATTTTGTGAGATCTACTCTTATATATGGTACAGGGTTTCTTCAGGTAAGTTGGAAGAAAGACGTCAGGAAGTTAAAATTTCTAAGATCAAAGGATATTGCAAGCAAGAAATATGTGTGGAAAGAAGAAGAGAGGACATTTTTCGATGGGCCTATGTGCGAATGGGTTGATAACTATACTTTGATGTATGACTGGCACAATACCGCTAGAAAGAGTAAGCAGTTTTGGTTCAAGCGCTTGGTCCTTACAGAAGGAGAAATAAGGCGTAGGTATCCTATGGCTGATAAAGAGAGGCTGCAACTAGCAATCAATTCTCCTGGCGGAGATTTGGTTGATTATGCAGCTATCAGACAACAGGTTAGGACAACAAATTTATATACTACAAAAAGTTCCGCATCTCAGATAATCTCAGCTTCTGGGACGATTTATGGAACTGACAAATATTACAGCACACAGGATAACACCTTGAAGATGTATGAAGTCTACGAATGGTGGAGGCCATTTGACGACTCTTATTCTGTTATAGTGGGAGGAAGCTATGTACCAATTTTCAAAGATGGCGCAATGCCTATCCCTATGGATTTCAAGGAGTCTCCATTTATTGACGTCTCTTATTTGAAAATTCCTGGAGAGTTCGAAGGGTATGGCTTGCCTTTGATTTTGGAGAGTCCTCAAATAATGTTAAATTTGGTTAAAAATCAGAGGTTAGATGCAGCAACGCTTTCAATCCATAAAATGTGGGTTGTTAATCCGTTGGCTAATATCAACAAGGATGAACTTGTCACAAGACCATTCGGTATTATTTATTCTATAGATCCTAACGGAGTGAGGGAGATACAGTTCAGTGATATCAAAATGTCAGCCTATAAAGAGGAAGAATTATTGAAGAACGATATGCAATATGCCTCTGGAGTGGACGATTTCTCCATGGGAGTAGGGTCAGGATCAAATAGCGCTACAGAAGTAAGGCACTTGAGAGAATCTACACTCGAGCGTGTGAGAATGTTCATCAACCACTTGGGAGATGCTTACGCAGATGTTTTGAGGTACTGGATGGATTTGACCAGACAACTTTTTACAGAACAGATGACAATTCGTATAATCGGACAGAATGGGCAACAAGAATATCCTCTTATAGAGAAGGATGACCTTAGGGGTAATTACGATTATAAGGCAACAGTTTTGCCATCAATTGCAGGGCAGGATGAGGTTAAAAAGAAACAGGATATGGATTTATACCAGCTTCTTATTAATCTTCCTTTCGTTGATCCTCAGAAACTTACAAGTAGAGTTATTTCAGATTGGGGATGGTCTTTAGACGGAATAGTGAAACCTACACAAGACCAGCCTCAGCTAGGTCCAGACGGGCAACCACTTCCTCCAGGAATGGGAGCTCCTGCAGGAGCAACTGCGACCGGAACCCCAGCTTTTCCATCGATGCCAGGTGGGATTCCCCAAGGTATGATTCAAGGAAGTCAATTGACTCCCGGAGCTCCAGCGGGGCCAATGCCAGCTAATGGGGCAGGTGGTCCTGGATTCCATGGGAATGTTTCCAACTCTTCACTCAGACATGCCATTGGTCATTTGAGAAGGGCAGGAGAATCTTATGGTGATCAAGGAAGTAATTTTTCTCAATTTTCTAGTCCAATTAATTTATTAAGTAGTGGAAACCTACCTCCAACAACTCAAGGTGTTCCGTTACCTGATAAACATAAACAATCTTTGATGCCTAACTTGGCTGGTTTTAATAGACAACCAGGATCGAAAGTTAATACGGATATTTCCCAAAATAAAAATAGAAGTGAGCATTCTGGAATATTGAATAAGACATTTTCGATACAATCAAAAAAGTAATCTAGGACTATGTTACATTAATAATATAAATATTTAATTTAAAATTATGGACACAAATGCACCGTTGCCGTCTCAAACATCATCTGGGTCGGAAGCAAATCAAAAAAAAGATCTACTTAAAAAGTTGATGTCTACTGTCATGAGTAAAGCAGGGAGTTCTTTGCATGATACTATTGCCGGGATTACATCCGCTCTTGGAGCATACAAAAGTTTTGCTAAAGAGTGGGATAATTTACATGGCGTGGCTCAAGGTATATCTGCGGGAGGCGCCACTGGGAACAGTGCTCAATCTGTATTAAGGGGTATTCAACAAAAAAGAGAAACGATGAATCATATTCCACCAGCTCCGATGGCTCCAGCCCCCATGCCAAAGATCGCACCGAACCAGGCTCCGAAAATGATGCCTATTCCACAGGGACAACAAAGTATGCCTATACAGGCACCGCAATCAATGCCGCCAAAAGCTAATTTGATTCCTAATGCAGTTCCACCTCAGAATCCTCCGCAACTGATAGCTGGACAGGAACAGACATCACAATTTAACAGACCCGCCCCTGTCAGTAATCTTGGCATTTGGGGCACATAACTATGAAAATTAAAGCGCCAAATTATTTATATCCTTTGGCTACACAAAGAACATTACAATGGACAAAACAAACCGTAAGAGGTGAAAACTCTCAAAAAAGACCGTTTCAACCAAAAAGGTTCAACGCAGTAAAAAAAGGAATAGTAAGAGCCTTGGTAAAAAATAAGACACCCATAAAGTTTGGTAGTAAGGCTAAAACTAGAGAAATGTTAAATCCATTTTTAAAAGCTTCTTTGCCAATGGATCCAATGAAAGCCCCAGATCCAAGACCAGGGAATGCAAGGCATATTACCAACACCCGTGAGGCATATGGTGTAATTCAAAATTAAAATAATTAAAAATTAAATTAAATATATGTCAAAAAAAGAAAAAGCAACAACTCCTCAGGCGCCCGATCAGCCTTCGTCAAATATACGTTCATATTTCACCAAAGAGGTGAATGATCAGATAGTTGAAATGTCAATGAAGGAAATGGAGTCGCTCATGAAGGAGATGATAGAAAGCAGATTCTGGATAGCGCTTCTTAAATATACAAGCATGAGAACACCGCTTCTAGATTCGGCCTTAAGGCAAACGAATCCGATACAAGACCCTCATAAAATTTCTTGGTCTCAAGGATGCATGGCAGGATTATGTGATATTGAAACATATATAATTGATTTGAATTTTCCAGAAAAGCCTGCCTCTGATGAACCGACAGAGGGAGAACCAGCAGGTGGGAACCCAGAAGGTACGATAATCGGATAGGACTATTGTAATATAATAATAAAGCATATGGCAAAAAATTGGATAAAAGGCGCTATCAAAAAACCAGGCGCATTAACAGCTACAGCAAAACATGAGGGGAAGTCCTTGTCCGAGCTTTGCTCTGGATCTGACTTATCCCCCCAGACGAAAAAGAGATGCGCCCTCAGAGATACATTAAGAAAAATGCACAAATAGTATGGAGCAATATTCAACACCTACAACAACAGCAGAATCAGGAGCCGAAGGAAGGCTCAAGGTTGATGCTGGGTCAAATGGAAAGAAGAAGAAGATAGTAAAGAGTGTTGTCTGTTCGTGCAAAAAAGATGGAAAAGGAGGAGTTGATCTCAATAATCTCCCGCCTCCAGGATATGGAAAACCTGCAACAACTAACTCTGGAACGTCATCTTTACCGATATCTTCTCAGTTCAGCACTTTTGGTAAGACGACCAGGGCACTCCCGAAATTAAAATTGCCCAAAGCAACTTCTATATCTTCTGCGATTGGAAAACTGAATAAAAGACTTATGTTTGGCAAGGCACTTGCTAATTCAAAATCTGGAAGTTTAAAAAGAATGTTAAAAATTAATAGTCAAAGAAAAATCAAATGAAAAAATCTAATTCAAAGAAAGCGCTTTTAAAAAAGCTCATCAAGGGGAAAAATGCTGGGAAAAGTCCGTTGACTAAAATGGACAATGGTCTTGGCGCAACTCCCGTAGTATCAAATCCAGATTCCATCACAGGAGGTGGAGGGTCGAATCTAGGTAAAAATGGAATCTTTTAAATATTAAAATAATATAAAACTATGGCAAACAAAAAAGATCAAGTTATGGAAGCCCTAGCTCATCGTGAAGAAATGAAAGATGGTAAAGGGGGTCCAGGCAAGAAAGGTGTGAACCTTCTTGGAATAGTTAAAAAATTGTCAGCAAAAAGAAAAGCTAAAGAAGAAAAGGCAGAAGGAGAAAAAGAATAACTGTGGGACTGTTATATAGTTATATAATAATTAATTAAATATGAAACATATATGGAAAATCCTATTAAACCAGTGTCCGCTCCAGTAGCGGGTAGCACATCAAGCGTTCCTGCTCCAGCCCCAGCCACGGGGACACCAGCAGGGCAGACGTCAGCGACAGGAGGTGATAAGGCGGCAGATTCAAAAAATTACGACGAACTGGCTGCTCGATTTGGTACACAAGGCCAAGAATTGGGCGAATACCGTCAGTTCTTCCAGAATATTGCACCTTTACTAGATAAGTTGGACCAAGCACCTGAATTGGTTCAAGCAATCATTGATGGTAAGGTTGATAAAAATATTGCTCAGGCCGTCATGGAAGGCAGAGTCGATGTTCGAGACGCTGCTATCGTCACGCAGGCCGCCGAGGCTGTCAAGGATAAAATGGGCAAGGAGAAATTCGAGCTCGCTACTCCAGAGGCAGTCACCAAATTGGTGGAAGCTCAAGTAGCCAAGTTCCGAAAGGAATTTGAGGAAAAAGCTGACTTGCAGACATTCCAGGACTATACTCAAAAATTCATTGAAAAAACCCCCGACTTTCAGGAGTATGCGAATGAGATCGACAAATGGCTAGACACGCACGATGTATCCGACATAGAAGTCGCTTACTACGCTGTGAAAGGCAAGATGTCTGAAGGAAACGCACAGAAAGCGGCTGAACAGGCAGCAGCTGAAAGAGCAAAAGAATTAGTAGCTAACGCCCCAGGCGGAGGCCAAACTTCTCAGTTCTCAGCAGACGGGACTCCTCTCGTCGACAAACTTATTTCTGGACAAGTGAATCCAAATTCATTTTTCAAGTAAAGTAGGTTGAAGTTCATTGAAAAAATATTAATTAAGTTAAAAAAACATGGCACAATATCCGTATTATGTCGAACCGTCGCACGATCAAGGCACGGTAGTATCGACAACAGCAAATGCCGCAAGAACATCAGCCGTTTCTTCTTCAGAAGGAAGGCTAATTATTGATGCGGTGGATTAACGGTGACTTGGCGCATAAATGTGAACTTATAGGACATACTGGGTGGAATAAATTCTTTTAGGGGCTGGAGTATAGACATGAATTTCAAAACATCTTTCTTATTAAATCTTATGTGATAATTTCCTTGATTTTTTATAAGATAGACCTGAGTATCTATTTTAAATTTTTCTTTGAACATATGTTGTATCCTGATATTCTCTTCATAAGAAAAATTATTAGTGCTAAGGTTGATAAAGTTATGGTTTTGACTAAGTGTTCCATCATCCATATACCAAAATAATAGACTAACAGGAGTTATCATGTCAGATAATTTCTCCTGGAATATCTTTACTCTTTTATTTCCGTTTCTGATATAAAATAAAGTATTGTATTCTTCCAGGTCCTGATGGGTTACGGTAGAATTGACATAAGATACCTTGGTGTTGATACGTATTCCATTGATTGGCTTAGATTCTCTAGCCGCACAAAAGGTGGGCTTCTCCCTTAAGATGAAATTTTTTAAAATTTTAGATTTCATTAAAACATAATCAAGATTTTTCTCGGTATGTTGGAATCTAAGAGAGGCCGATCCCTTCCTAGATAAATCTATGCTAGCATCTCCCAATAGCGTTCCTATAATAAATTGTCTTTGAAAATCAGAAAGAGTTTGGGTTAGTTTAATCTTCTTGCCTAGAGCTATCTTATTCCCCATAAATTTACCAGACTTATTCCCTATTTTCAACCAATAATTTTTATTGCATTCATTGGAACAGTATTTACTTTTTTTGAGTAAACAACCCCTAGTGACTTCATAATCATTATTGCAAAAGATACATTTTTTTATCATATTGTTTATACTATAATATTAATAATTTTATTATAGCATAGACTGCGTCAATAATCAACAACAGTCCCCTTTATAAGCAATTATAAAGAGTATAATCGGTGAATTCGGTGGAAACCCCACGTGGGCAATACCGAACCAAGCATTGATCTAAAAGATCGATGAAGGTGTAACGACTAGGTTTTGAAACTCGTGAGAGAATATAATAAACCCAAGAGCGCCGATCGTCCTAATAGCCATATAGGATGATGATATAGTCTGGTCTGCATAGCAATATGCAGAAGCAATAATTAAAAAATTGCGATAACAACAACGAAAATATTCCTTTTAGAGCCCAACAAGCACCCATTAGTCACTCTCTTGACAAACGTCGGGAAAGTGTGGGATGGAAAGGCCTGGGTTGGATCAGGAATAATGAAAGCAGTAACTGGAAACCCAGAATTCAAATGGTTTAGTGGTAAACTTCAGATCATTTAAAACTTAGCTATATGCTGGAAACCCCTAAAGCCTTGACTACCGTGTACATATACTATATACTAAGTATATGGAAAACAATAAAGGTAAAAATGTTAAGGATATAACAATGGGCAATCAGCAGGTAACATCAACGAGAATTGCATGGTTATCTGGAATTTGGGATGGAGAAGGAACATTTGGTATTTATAAATATAAACAAACATCAAATGGAAAACCCTCATATTGTGGGCGCCTGACTCTGTCAAATACTTCCGAGGAGATGATTCAAGAAATACTTGACATTTTCAAAGAGGTTGGTATTGTTGCTAACGTATGGCGCAATCCAAAACCAAGAAAGATAAATCATAAAAAAGAAGTTCATATAACTGTAGACAGACTAGAATCTGTCAAAACTGGATGTGAACTCATGCTTCCTTATCTGGTGGCAAAAAAGAATCGAGCAATCATATTGCTTGAATTCATAAAAATTCGTTCACAGTATAAAAGAAAGGTAAATCGTGATCCAAAAACTGGACGACTCCTAGGAGTAGTAGAACAGGGATACGAAAATATTTTCTTATTATATGAGAAAATGAAGAATTCAAATCAGATAGGAGTTATAGTTGATGGCTCCTCAGAGACTACACGCTAAGATCTACAAAAAAAGTAGATAAGATATAGTCCGACCTTATGCGAAATCATAAGAGGGTAATAGAAATACTTACCCACTGCCGATGGCAGATTAACAATTTAGTGAAGACGTTTATGGAGGCAGATACGCAAGAGTTGCAGCTGCTATCACAACAGGCACAGCCCTTACAGTAACAGGAGCAGGATCCTCTTCGGCATATATATTTACAGTCGGGGACGTAGTTAGAAACTCGAGAACAGGTGAGAACTTCTTAGTAACAGCAATCGCTGGAGCAGGAACTCTTACAATCACTCGTGCATTTGGTACAACAGCAACCGCTAGTATGAATGCTGGAGATGGTTTGTTCATTATCGGTAACGTTAATGAAGAGAATGCTGGAGCAAGAAACGTTAATGCAACACGTTCAACACCTCAAACAAACTACACACAAATCTTTAAGACTTCAATCGCAGTATCAAATACTGAGAAAGCAGCTAACCTCTATGGAGGTAAAGATTTGCCCTATCAGAGAGCAAAGAAAGGAACAGAACATGCTTTGGACATTGAAAGAGCATTCTGGTTTGGACAAAAATACTATGATGTTACTGGAACACAGGCACATCCTAGGAGAGAAACAGGAGGTATTGATGAATTCATTACCTCAGGTTCTTCTTACGTTCAAAATCAAGGCGGTGCTTTGACTGCTCCAGATATGAACACGTTCTTGAGAGAAGGTTTTACCTATGGTAACAGCACAAAAATGTTGTTTGCTGGAGGTATCGTATTGCAAGCTATTAATGAAATAGCTAGAGGTCAAGTTCAAACCAAGACAGGAGATACCACATATGGTGTAAGGATTTCTGAATGGCAAACACCATTTGGAATTGTAAATATCGTTCACAACCCATTATTTGTTGAAGAGATGGCCGGACAAGCATACTTGCTTGATATGGAATGCTTCAGATACAGATTCATGGAAGGACGTGATACACAGTTGCAAACCAACATCCAAGCTCCAGATGTAGACGGAGAAATCGATCAGTACATTTCAGAAGTTGGATTGGAAAGAAAGCAAGCTCCAAGACATGCTCTTTTAAAGGGGGTCACGAGTTAGTAAATTTGTCAAGGGACTTGTAATTAGATTAGGGGACGTACTAGGGTTAATTAGTAAGTAATTATTAATTAATCCTACCCCTCTGGGGGCACAATATGATTTTAGAAGAAAAATACATATTGTGCCCCCAGGCACAGCTGAGTCGGTTACTTGGCTAGTCCTACACGATTTTGGGACGATAAATCAAGATCGTACTATTCGCAAGAATGGTCCCGACAAGGTCACGGGTTATTGACCGGTAATAATAACTAAAATATTGATTCAAAAAATAAATATTTGAATCGAAAAAAATAAAATGGCTTCAAAAGATGGATTAGAAGTGAGAAGTCTCCTTTCAAGGGGGATCGTTAGAAGAGTCACAAACGACTTGGCAGTAGGTCTTAGACTCTGGTACAAAGGTACTGGAACAGTAACTTCGGTTGCTGCGACACAAGCGACAAGCATTGTATTGACAACAAGTGATGGAGAAACAGATACATATTTGTTCTCATCTTATTCAACATTGGGCGCATTAGCAGATGCTATTGCAGCTGACGGTATCTTTGATGTAAAAGTCATGGATGCATTGAGAAGTGAAAATCCAGATGATTTCTTTGTCACAACGGGAAGTCAAGCAGCTACAACAGATGAGAATGGAAATGTTTGCTACGACTTGGCAATTGATGCAGATGTAGCCTTGACATTTTCATGCTTGCTTTCCCCAAGGGCGAACAAAGACGATCCAAAGGGGCATAGAGTAAGTTTAATAGAAGTAGACTACTTAGTTAACAACACAGCAGCTTTTGATACATTGTCTATCACTGATAGAACAATTTCAACAGGAGCAGAAGTGGTTATTTATGCTGCAACTAATACAGATAACAGTGCAGCAAGTTTAACATTTGCTTCTGGAAACGGTAAAATCACATTGAAAGACGATCATGAATTTGTCGTTCAGTTTGACGGAACTGTGGTAAATGCAGCGGATGGATATATCCAGTGCATTGGTATCTACGAATAATCAGAGCTTAGATCAACCCCAGGGGGGCATCGTGCCCCCTTGGGCATAGGAGTTTATTATTAATTATGAATATAAAAATATGAAATTTATCTCTAAGAGTACAAATTTATTAATAGTGTTAAGACCAGGTTTGTCTGCGCAACCTATAACGGGAACGCCGGCAAAACCAACGATTTCAGTTCGTTTTAAGGATGGTATAGCAGATGTCCAGAGTGAGGAACTGGTACAAATGATGTTATCTCATCCTGGATTCAATTCTGATTTTATTTCCGCTGATAATATTCCAGTTGATCCGTATGCAGCGACTCGTCAATCTTCAGAACCAGCGCATACAATGACAGAATTAAAATTTGGAACGCCGATAAATAAAAAGACAGAAGGAGGTAATATGCAACTTCCGCCAGAATTGCAAAAATTAGTCACTCAGATGGCCGCAGAAATGGCCAAAAAGATGCTTCCTTCTATGGTTGAAAGCACATTAAAAAATATTGTGAGTTCACATGAGAAAGAAGCAAAAACAGTAAAAAAGGGTTCAACAGGACCTGGCATTCCGTGTCAAGTTGAGGGATGCAATTTCGTGGGGAGAAATGCTAATGGATTGCGCTTACACGCAAAGAAGCACCAAGGTAAAGAAACCAATGTGCTGTCTAAATCTACCGAAAACCCAGCTACGCAAGAATCAGTTTCGTAGTAGTCGATTGGGCCTTAAAGTTGGTTTAGTACTAATGTAAGATTAAGATAGAAATTAATTAATCAACTTTATGGCTATAAGAAAAAGTTTTTATTACGATCCTATCCGTCAAGGGTATGATACTAATTCTTGGAGGACTATTTCAGGTGCTCCTGCTTTAGTTGGTTCACGATTGTCAGTTGATAACTCTGTTGGAATTGGAGCATCTGCAATACATTATGTAGACTTTGTAAAGGGAGAAGTAACTTTTGATGTTAATGTTCCTACAGCTCCTACGGAAGGGACTAATAGAGAGTTTGGAATGTCATCACCGAATACTTCCGCATATATACTATTTTCATTAGGATCTACATTCAATTGTAAAACTTCAGACGGTACTACTACGACAACTTCGTCAGCGATAACGTGGGAAAGTGGTTGGACTGGAGCAAATACATTGTTCAAGATTCGTTGGGAAGCAGGTGGAGCAAAATTTTTTATAAATAATGTCCAAGTTTATGCTATATCAGATGACTCCGTCCCATATGGTCCATTGAGTTTGTATCTGGCAGACGATTCTGAAGATTCAATGACAATTGGAGATATTGTGGTTAAAGCTACACAGTCATATGTATTGACCCCGAAAACTTCTGATTCTTCTGCTCCTACAACTGGTGGAAAGCTAAGTATCAGCCAAACTGTGGTTATTGCTGAGAATGTATCAACATTAATTCCTGAATTGATGCTTCCATTTACTTCTGGAAATTTATTTCAAGGTGTAACAATCACTGAAAATATTTCAATATCTGAGAAATTTCCATGCATGGTCGAAAATGTAACTGTTTCTGAAAACATTTCGATGCTCGAGAATTTCCCGTATATAGCAGATGATGTAACTGTGAGCGAAAATATTGAATTATATATAAGTTTGCCACTTAGTTATGAAGGGACCACTGTAAGCGAGAATGTAGATATTCTTTTACCAGAATTGATGATGGGTGTTGATGTGATTGCTCCTGAGAATATTACTTTGAGTGATGATGATGGAAAAAATGATGTAGATCTCAATGTAGTTGGACCATAAATAACCAGAAAATATTAATTGGTTTTAGGACTGTGGTAACATAAAATAAAGATGAAATTAAATGTTTCACAAAAGGTCGTGAGAAAGTACATTAATAATTAAAATAGTAAAAATATGGCAAAAAAAATGAACAAAGATGGTGTCAGTGCAAAAGGTTTTTTCAGACTTCAAATTAATGAAGATGGAAAAGTTGTAGGTGACACAGGTTGGAAGAAAAACCAAGTTACAAATGAAGGTTTTCAGGACTATTTATGTCAAACATTAGCAGGAATGGCTGGATCAAAAACCATTTCATATGCTATGCTAGGGACTGGAACAGCTCCTGCATCAGATGCAACTGCTCTTGACGGGGAGATTACAGATGCAGAAGACACACGTTGTGCAGTTACTCCTACTACGATTGCTTCGAAGACAGTTCAGTTTGCATTTACATTGGCTTCGAGTGTTTATACCGCTCCAAAGACAATCCAGAACGTTGGATTGATCAACCACTCTTCGACAGCAACAGCAGGAACAATTTTCTGCGGCAACACGTACACGACTTCCGCTTTGGCCACAAATCAGTCCGTTTGTCAAGAGTATTGGCGGACTTTATCAGCAATGATATTTAAAAAAATCCTTAAATTGCGGGAACATCTCTTAGAGACAATCCGCAGCGAAACCCAGAAATGGGGACGTTCAGAGACTATAATAGGATCTCCTACATTATGTAGGATGATGGGATAGTCCGAACCTAATGGCGACATTAGGAGATAAATAGAAATATTTATCCTTCGTGTAAAAATATTATAACACGAAAGTAACATTTTAGCAATGGCTCGTATCAAATCCGTTTTTCCTAAGACACACTTTTGACAAATTGTCAAGTATGTATAGGACTAAAAGGCTCCCAGTTAGGGAGTTTTTTAGTTATAGTTTGACTTGTCGCCAGTATTAATATATAATTAGAATATGAATTATACAAAAAAAGATATTCCAAATTTATATTTTAGAGAAAAGAAAAATTCTTCAGCGATAGCACCTCTTGTGGGTATGTCTATTAGTGGCGTAACGTATTATTTGAGATCTCATGGATATAAACTACGCTCTAGGGGAGAATCAGGAGCACTTGTGACTCGTAAGCGTGGTAACCAAAGGATGAATATAACTGAATCTGATAGATTTGAGATAGTCAGAATATATGTTGCCAAAGAGGCTTCTGTACGGCAAATAGCTAAAAAATACAATCTTTCTATGGGGGCCACACGTTCTATTCTTGTTCAGCGTGGGGTTAAGATGAGAACTTCTAGTGAAGGTTTAAAGGTAAGATATCCAAATGGTAGATTTGGTGAGTTGCATGGTGGATGGCGGGGTGGATTGTCTTTTTTACCGTATTCTAAAGAGTTTAACGAACGCTTAAAGGAAGATATCAGGGACCGTGCTGGAA